ACGATGCAGTACTGCATGGACCTTCCACCCGCACTTCGAGCGAACGTGGACTACGTGTTCATCCTCAGGGAAAACATCATACAGAACAGAGAAAAACTTTATAAATCTTTTTTCGGCATCTTCCCTTCGTTCGACATGTTCAACAAAGTCATGGACGCGTGCACGGAAAACTACGAGTGCCTGGTGCTTGACAACACCGTGAAGTCAAATAAAATCACGGATTGCGTGTTCTGGTACAAGGGAAACATCAGGAAGAACTTCCGCGTGGGCGCGCCCGAACTTTGGGCGGCGCACAAAAAGATGTACAACCCGACGCACATGACCGACCGTCAGGGAGACCCGAAGAAGATGACGAAGAAGACTGCGCTCACGGTGACTAAAAAGAAATGAGGTCATAAAATAAGATGTCAGACGACGTGGTCACGTACAATCTGAATGATTCCGGTGATGGTATGGTGCCCTTGAACGCCCAGCCGCAGCTGCAGCCGCAATCGGAGGCGCGCGAGCCGGTGAGCACGGCGTTCGTCGCGAATGAAAAAAATGTCCGTCAACAACATATGGACTCGACGCCCATCTCTGAAATCATGGAACCCGAAATGGTTCAACCGGCTGACCCCAGGATGCAAGGCGTGATGCCACAAATGGTGGCCCCGCAACCGGGGGCGCCCACGGCCGCCTCGTTCGCCATGCAACAGCAACAGCAACAGCAACAAGCCCCGGAGAAGCAAAACCCGATGGGTCTCTCTGACGACCAAATGACCGCCCTCTTGGTGGCGGCGTGCGCGGCGGCGGCGGTGAGCAAGCCGGTGCAAGATAAGTTAGTGACCTCTGTTCCCAGGTTCCTTAACGAACAAGGGAGCAGAAGCGCGGTGGGCCTCGCGGCCACGGGCGCGGTTGCGGGGGTTCTTTTCTACTTTGGGAAGAACTACATCTGAGCTCACTCCCAGTTCAAGTTGCTGTAGATGGAACGGTCGAGACCGATGTAATAGGTCAGCAACGCCCCGGCGGTGAAAGTCGCCGTCAATAAGCCACTCACTTCAAGTGTCTTCTTGACGTCCTTTCCGAATTTATCGAAATCCTCTTTCAAGTTCTTGAACGACGCGTGCACGCCGTAGGTGAGAATCAACGCGAGGGCCGTGGCCGTGAAGAAGAAGCTTCGGTCCACGGCGAGACGCGGCAGGCGGTTGACGACCAGACGCAACAGATTGGGCACCACGAGCGTGATGAGCACGAGACGCGCGGGGTAGTTCTCGACGACGATGGGGAGTAGAGTCGCGTAGAACACGGCTAGCCAGTAGGCCACCGCCATGTACAAATCGTTGGGGGGCGTAGACATGTTTCACTTACTATAGAATTACATTTTATTATTATTTGTCCTGGACTTCTTTCCCACAGAACGGTGTCTTTTCTGGAATCTTTTCATAAATCCCGAGGCTCACCGCAATGTCTCGAAGTTCGACGTAATTTTTCCAGTACGCCTCGCTGTGATTGTACTCCTTCACCGTGCAGTGGGCCAACTCGTGTAGGAGAATGTGAAACACCTCGTTCACTTCGCCGTCGATGCACACGCCCAACTCGAACCCTTTGTTCACGTTGTATCCGAGCGCACCGTCCCATGTGCGATAGTACGCCGTCAAGGGCACGGGGTCGTGCAACTCTGGGAACTTCCCTTCGCGCACCAGGGCTTCGCGAAGGGTGGTGTATTTCTCGCGCACTTTTTTGACTTTTTCGGGTTCATGTGTGTTCAGAAGCACGAACAGGTTCACGATGATGAGCGCGACCACCGCCACCCGCATTTCTATATGCAAAGATAAATTTAGAATACATCTGCGAAACCCTGTGGCCTGTCAACGGCCCCCAGTACACCAAGTGAAACCCGTGCTGTTCGAGCGTCGTCACCAAGCGGTCTTTGTACGCCATGGGTTCACTCTTCGCCCCGTCCTCGTAATACGGCGTGTCCGCCAGGTTCACGAACAGCTTTTCACCGAACCCCCCCTCGGGCGTGCCTTTCATGAGGAAGAAGTTCCCGAGGTCGTCCTGCATGGGTGTGCGCATGATGATGGCTTCGCTGTCTGGGATGATGCCCGCGAGCGTGCCCCCGGGTTTCATGCGTTTGCGTATCTCTTTGATGCTTCGATAGAACAGGTCGGAAGATGCGAAGATGTAGTGCAGGCTAAAGTTATAACACAACACGTCGTACTTCCTGTTCGGGCACGCGGACACGTCTCCCAAGTAGAAACTGACGTGCATCTTCAACCCTTTGGCCCGCGTCCTGGCCTCTTCTAAGGCATCCGCGCTCGGGTCGCACATGCTCACGTGCGCCCCGACGTGTTTCCACTTTTGCAAGTCCCCGCCGTACCCACACCCGACGTCGAGGACTTGTAACCCATCGCCCTGACACACAGCCTGTATGATTTCCCTCTTAAAGAGATTGTGGGCTTTTCTGATTTCTTCCATTTCACATTTCATAAAATGAACGCGCCTAACCCTTAAAAGGATGTTTGTGCACCCACAGATTGCACACCCATTTCTCCCCTTTCGTCACTGGTTTCCCCCCGTGCCACGCCTTGCTCGTCATGAATTCATAGTTGTCCAAGTTCTCGAACAGGAGGCAATCCCCCGTGCGCAGGCGGTACTCCTGCTTGATGTTCGGGAACGCCGTCGCCCCGCCTTCGTAGTTTTCGTTCAGTGCGATGATGAACGTGTACATCCGTGGGTTGTGCCCGTCTTTGAAGCAGTCGTAGTGGGGTTTATAGAACCCCCCGGGTCTGTAGCGCAGCACCTGCAACTTTTCGCAGTTCTCGACAGGGCGGTCGACGTATTCGAGACACCGGTCCATGAGTTTACGCACCACGGGGTCTTCGCCGCCGATCCACGCCGTCTCGCTCTGGCGAATGTTCATGTTCACCTGATGCCTGCCACCGACCGTCGACGGCTGGAGACGGGTCAGGGCTGTGCGTCTGATGTGCGCGCACTCTTCGTCCGTGAGGACGTTTGGTATTCGCAGAGGTCGTTGGTACGTGGGTATCAGGAACCACACGACCAAAATGAGTGCCAACACGAGAAGCATCTTACATTACACTCAGAATTTTTCTAAAAAGTACGGCGTCACGCAGTTGTATCTTTCGTGAATGCTGCGTATGACAGAGTTGGTGTAGTCGGTGAGCGCGCGAATATTGTTCACGACTTCCTGACGGTCTTTGCCCAGGACGTATTGACGCAGTTCATCACTCGACGTGTCCATAAACATTTGGAACAGTTGAGACGCGTCCCTCGCCTTCGCGTTTTGTTTGTCTCGACGTTGCAACTCTTTTTTGAATTCATCCTCGTCAATCTCGTTCAGCATGTACTGCACGCGCAAGTACATGTTATCTTCGCGCACGACCCAACGCCAACGAAGTTCGCCTTCGATGCGGAGCAAGGACAGGCGCACGCTCATGAGTTCCGTGCACGACGGTTCCTCGTGGTCTCGAATCTCTTGATACGTCGGCAAGCCACCGCACGGGATGTCGCCGTGTTCGCGGTTCAACGAACTCGTGCGCCTTTTAAATTCTAAATAATGGGGGTTGTGTATCTTTCCCACACATATGATCCCCGTCCGCCAATCGAACGCCGTCTCGCACATCGTGCACCACATCTGCGAACACCCAGACGTTTTCTGTATCATCTCCCCACACTTCGGGCACGGTTTCGTGTCCTTGTTCAACAGCTCCATGGTTTGCACCGCGTCCTCGTCGCACACGTGTTCGGCCCCATCCACCGCCCCGTTACACTTTTCGCAATAGTGTCGTCGACACATACCACAGTACCAATCCTCGTCCATGAATCCACGACACTCGCCGTTCGGGCACTTTCGCACGAACCGTCGCTCGCCCAAAGTTTCGACGAATCCCCCGGCGCGGAGTTCTTCGTACTCGATGAGCGCGTCCGTGTACGCCGTGTGCGTGTCTCGTAGGTCTGGGTGTGTGTCGAAGTGCGCGTCGTCCACGACAGGGATGGGGATGTTATACACGTGCAAGAGTCGTATGAGTTCCGAACGCAAGTGCCGTATGGTCTCTCGGACGTCGCGCATGCGCAGGATGCGCTCGACCTGGTGTTGCGTGTCCGGGAACAACGCCTTTTCTCTTTCGAACAACACCATCTCTCGATGTTTCCTGAAGTCCGTGTTCCTGAACTTCAACGTACACCAACTGTCCACGAACTCGCGGTCCCATCGCGTCTTACATCCCATGCAGTGCGCGTCCTCGGCGACGCTCAACAAGTATTTTTGACAACACGTGCGACAACATACGAAATCACAAAAAGAACATGAAACCTTTTTGTGATTTGTTTTATTCCATGATTCACAACACACATCACACATTTACCTATTTATTTGCTAAAAACTTTAAACGAACCCAGTCTCGGTCGGATTTGAAAATCTTCGAGAGACGGGGTTTGCTATTTTTGAAAAAAATCATCAACGCATTGAGACGTCGGAACAATCCAAGCGGAGGTTCACCCGCCTTGATGGCGCGCGACAGCGCTCGGTGCCTCGCGTACTTTGTCATCTTCGCCACCTCCTTGTAGCCGAACACGGCGAGGGACACGTTTTGACTCAATGGAATGCGCACACCAACGACTGGGGAGTTCATTACTATAGACTATGAAAATTTATAGTGCGGCACGGCGGTTCGCTTTTGCAACCGCGGCTTTCGCTTCCCACTGACGCACTCGAGTAGGTACCAACGACGATTTCTGACTCGACGTACTACTGCTTCTACTGAAAGAGGCTTTAGCATCTTTGAATTCGTCGTTCGACTCCTTCGCAGCCTTCTTCCTGGCCTCTGCCTCTGCAGCCTTCTTCTTCCTGGCCTCCGCCTCTGCAGCCTTCTTCTTCCTGGACTCTGCCTCTGCAGCCTTCCTGTTGGCTTCCTCCTTCGCAGCCTTCTTCTTGGCCTCTGCCTCTGCAGCCTTCTTCTTGGCCTCTGCCTCTGCAGCCTTCCTGTTGGCTTCCTCTTTCGCAGCCTTCCTGTTGGCTTCCTCCTTCGCCTTCCTGTTGGCTTCCTCCTTCGCCTTCCTGTTGGCTTCCTCCTTCGCCTTCCTGTTGGCTTCCTCCTTCGCAGCCTTCCTGTTGGCTTCCTCCTTCGCAGCCTTCCTGTTGGCTTCCTCCTTCGCCTTCCCGTTGGCCTCTTCTTGCGCCTTCTTCGCGTTAGCCTCTTTTCGCTTCTCCACCGCTTCCCCCTTCGCCGCGTTCAAAAGTTTTTTAAACGCATTTCTGAAACCACTGTCATACTTTACCTTTTCAACGGATTCACGAAGTTTTGCACGTCCGCTCATGTTGTTCAAAGATGCGACCGTGTGTTCACCAAAGGCCCGGAATAACACGCGATTGTAATCATTGGTCTGTTGCAAATCTTTGATATATTGGTCTTGGCGAGACTTCGGAAGTCCGCGCAATCCACGAACCTCTTGAATCGCAGTCTCCTTCTTTTGCAACACTTGTTTGACGCTGTTCACGTACTGTTTCACGTCGTTCAAACTCTTATTACGAATCGACCGACCCACTTGTCCTTCAGTGAGTCCGAGTTTAGACACGGCCGTTTTATCACTTCCCTGGAGCATTTCCGCCGCAGCGCGCGCGATGACGACCACCTTTTCCAGTTGCGCGGGTTCCGAACCCGCGAGCTGGATGTAATCATCGATGTTCTTCTTGCTCAGACCTTTGAGTGCGCGTATTTGTCTTCGCAACGCATTCACCTTTTTAGCCTTATTCAACGCACCGGGAACACCTTTCACGACGCTGGTCTCTAAGATTTTCTTTTCCTCGTCGCTCAAGGTCTTCAAGGTTTTCAAGTCATTGGTGATTCCCGTTCTATTGATTCCATACTTGAGGTTTAACATTTTCGGAATTCTGTTCTTGTTCGTGGTGGGGTCCATGAAAAAGATTTCATCCGTCTTCATTTTTTTCAAAATGTCCGAAATATCTTTTTCAATCTGTTTTGAGTTTTTACCATAAATTTTCGCGTACTTATCTGCCTGTCGAACAGCCACACTATTCAACGCGGTGCGTTCTTGTGCATTCGTCGGCGTAGTTTGAATCTTCAAATAATCTTTAATGAGTTGTTGACGTCTGTTCGTGTTTAATCTTTTCCGTTCTTCGCGCACCTTGTTCTCGTTCATGTCGACACCTCGAATGAAGTTCTCACCCACTCGGTACTTCTGCGCTAAGTTTTTGACACGAATGTTTTCTTGTTTTTTCCTACGAATGTTCGAAGCCTTGAGTTCTTTCGCCTGTGCCTTGGTGATTTCCTGCACCTTCTTGACTTCCGGCACGTTCAATCGACGACCGTTCATGACTAAAAACGGTGAACGAACCTCGGTTTTATTGTTCGTGAGGAACTTGTCAACGATGTTTGCGCTGACAATCTTCTTCACCTTGTTCACGGCTGTGTTTTTGAAGAATTTCTTCATGTACGCTTCGAGGTTCGTGAGGTCTGGATTCTTCTGGATGTAATCTCGGACGACCGCCTCGCTCACTTCGGCCGTGTCGCTCAGGTTCTTGATGAACGCCACCGTGGTCTCTTGAGACTTGAGCGCAGCCTTTCGCTTGTTGTCGACGGGCGTGTACAGCATCGTCATTCGGTTCAGGCGTTGCGTGAGTTTACCACCACCAGTG